GGGATATTAAAGACGTTCGTCTGGACGATAGAAGAAAACTATACTGGTTAGAGCCGGATAAACGGCAAATGTCTATTGATTGGGAGGATGCCTATGGAAAGTAAAAGACAAAGAGATACGTTTATTTTCTATCGCAGTTTCAAAGAGAGCATGAGCGATTTATCGGACACTGATAAGTTGATTATGTATGAAGCGATAACAGATTACAGTCTCGATATGAAAGAGCCCGAATTAACCGGATTTCCCAAAGCCTTATTTTCGTTAATACGTCCTTTTCTTGACGCTAATACACAACGTTGGAAAAATGGTTGTAAAGGTGGTGCTCCCAAAGGGAATAAAAACAACCGCTTTTCAAAAAGTACAACCGAAGTACAACCGGAAGTTAACCAGAGTACAACCGAAGTACAAGCTAATAAGGATAAGAATGTAAATAAGGATAAGAATAAGGATATTAATAAAGAAAATACTATCGTATCAAAGAAAGACGAGCTTTCTTTATCATCTCCATCCGAAGAATTTATAAAATTCAATCAATGGCTAGATAAACATTGTCCTTTCGTACTGAAGGTAAAAACGCAAATGACAGAACCGGAATATCAAAAGCTTCTTGCCAAATACACCAAGAAAGAAATTAGCGATGTTCTTGAAAGCTTGAACAACTGGAATGACTTCCCTAAGAAACGGACTAATGTATATCGTAGCACATTAGACGAATTGAAAAAGAAATTCGGAGAACGATAATTTTAAACTGTTACAATCATGGCAAAAACAGAGAAAATCTTAATAGACAATATATGCCCGCTGTATGATTTGGAATGTGAGAAGGCAGTGCTAGGCACATTAACCAGTCCTGTATTATCCAATGGGGAGATACCGGAGAATCTGACGGAAGATTGTTTCTATGACGAATTTAACCGCAACATATTCCGGGCTATAGACTCAATTATATCCCGTGGAGATCATCCCGAACCAATCGCAATAAAAGGGTGTCTTGATAAAATGGGAATATCTTTCAATGTGGCCGAATTATTAAAACGCCTGGATGGTATGACACTTGATTTCAATCAATACGTAAACCGTTTGTTTGATTTGAGTGTACACCGCAAATTCAGGGAGATAGGTTTGTTTCTTCTGAAACATTCCGCCTCGGAAGAGGAAGATATTGAACAGGTGCAGACAAAAGCCGTCGAATCCCTATCCGGTATGTTCCGGCAATCTTCGGACAACATATACACGTTAAAGGATGGTTTGACGGGAGTACACCAACAAGTGAACCGCAATCTTTCCGGTCAGACATCATTAACCGGAACGCCTACCGGGTTCGATCAGTTTGATAGAAGGTCAGGAGGATTGCAAAAATCCGACTTGATAATCATTGCGGCAGAGCAAAGCATGGGTAAAACATCCCTGTTAATGTCTATTTTACGGTTTGCGGCACTTTCAGGTACAAAGAGTATAATTTATTCAATGGAAATGAGAAAAGAGCAAATTGCGTCTCGTTTGGCTTCTATTGAAAGCGGAGTACCGGCAAATCAAATCATGTACTCTCAATTAACAAGCTCCCAGTTAGAAAGCTTTGATAAAGGGTTGGCTAGATTACTTCATCTTCCGATATATTTCGACGATAACAGTACCAGCAATATAGACAGTATAATAAACTCTATCCGGTACATGAAACGGAAGTATGATATAGACGGTGCGGCTGTTGACTATTTGCAGATTCTCAACGTAAACATGAAGGGAGCTAATAAGGAGCAACAGATGGGCGACGTGGCACGACGCTTGAAAAATCTAGCAAAAGAGCTTGATATCTGGATTATCGCATTATCGCAACTCAACAGAGACAAAGATAACCCGGTTCCCTCTATAGCCCGTTTACGTGATAGCGGACAAATAGCAGAAGCCGCCGATGTGGTTATGTTGATTTATCGTCCGGAGGTGAAAGGCAAACCATATCCGGGAGAGTTTTCCAATGTAGAAACGAAAGGTACAGCAATGATAGATGTTGCCAAAGGCCGAAACATCGGGATAATGAAGTTCATTTGCAAGTTCGATGCTCCGACCACTCACTTTTACGACTTACAGGATATACCTATTTCGGCAAATATTGAACCTGATCCCTTTTAGCTATGGAAATAGAAACAATCTACGGACAAGTGATAGCGAAAGCAAACAACTATCAAGCCGTACCGGGCAAAGACGGTCAGAAACGGATCATCAAAAATGACCGGATCAGGGAATATGAGAAATCCTTCTGCCTACAATGCAAGAAGTATCGAGGAAAGCGCATTTCCGGTCGTTTCAAGCTATTTATTCGTGTTTGGCATGGAAATATTCGCTTCGACCTGGATAATGCTCTAAAAACGATCCTTGACTGCTTGCAAATGGTGGAGGCTATTACAAATGACAGCCTATGTTTTGAGATTCATGCGGAGAAGCGGATAGACCGACGGAATCCGAGAGTAGAGTTTGGTCTGGAAGAGATAAACGAGCAAAAAAATATATTCAGCCAAAATAAAGCGATTTAAGCCATTTTCTTTTGCGGGATGATAAGATATCCATCTTTGCGGAGAAAATCGAAAATATTGCAAACGTGAAAAGAATATGAAAGGATTAGAGATGGTGAAGCCTTCATCATTGAAGGCAGAGTTTAAAAAGTTCGGTGATTCTTTCGAATTAGTATTCAAAAACAGAAAAAACCGAATGTACTGTTATCGAAGGACCACACCGGAGGGAATAGTATATTTTGAAGTATTCCGATCCAATTTTGGGAAAACAAAAAGCGGGTACTCCTATGAATATTATCCCAGAGATTCACAGTTTGGCGTATCTGCATGGTGTATCAGAGACGGCAAAGGAGCAATGAAGAAAGTGTTTAAGTACATGAAAAGAACATTTTCTAATTAAGTGGATTATTAATCATCATTTTTTTAACATTATGACAAAAGACGAATTATATATCAATAACACAAAAGCCGATCTTAATAAGACGGATATTACTTTGAGCTATAAGAGTAACCTGCTAACCGATATTAGTAAAATTATAAGTAATAGGAGTTATACGATCAGGTTGCCGAAAACGGCAAAGAATCTGGCTTTGATTGAGTGTTCACATCTTCCCAGCTCAACAAGCCGTTATCCGTACCTAAAGCATAAAGGTACGTTATTACGGAATGGCATTGAGATGATTAAAAATGCCAATGTAGTACTACTAGAAACTGGCGAAACAATAGAGGTTGCTCTTACATGGGGAAACGTCACAAACTTTGCTGGCGTGGTAAACGATGGCAAGAAGCTAACGGATATTACGCACGGGACAGTGGAAGGCGTGGACTGGGTAATATGGAGTAATAAAGGAAGCAATTCAGCACAATTTCCACTTATTGACTACGGTTTTAACTCCGGTGATCCGAACGTGTGGTATCATCCTGTAGTTACTGTGAAATGGATTTTAGACAAGATTCAGGAGCAAAGCGGAGTGACATTTAATTTCCCGTCTGACAAGCTTACTGTTATAAATAAAATGATTATTCCTCTTTTGACAAGGAATGATAGTGAAGAATTATATAGCAAATATCCTATCAATTTAGTTGGGACCGGCATTGGACGTGATAACAGAGTAGTGAATTATTTTGGGCTTAATATTAACTTTAACGGTGATGATACTCAAAGGAAATATGGAGAGACTATAGATTATCAGCAACAAAATTCAACCGTAAAAGCATATAGAATATCTTATGATTCGGATAAATCTCATATAAAAGGAACGGTTATGACCGTATTCAGGTCTACTACCATTAGCATAGATTATTTGACAGTAGAATTATGGATGGACAGAACTAGTATAGCGACGTTTCGTCCTATATCATACCAAGTCAATAATAATTTGTGGACAGTTGGGTTTAATATTGATTGTACTTTTAATACGAGTGCAGGGCAAACTATATCTTTAGGATTATTGAGTGGAAGAGGATATTTTAGTTCGGCGTCAGATGCAGGATCCAATACAAATTTGAATCTTACATTATCTGCTAGAGGTGAAATATCTTTTGGCGAGAAATTCCCCCTAGTTCCCAATCTCCCGGACATCAAGCAAATAGACTTCATTAAAGCTGTTGCCTCAATTGTCGGCCTGTTTGCCTTACCGGATGGCGAAAACGGGATCAAGTTTATTCCCTTCGATAATCTGTCTGCAAACAAATCTAAAGCTGTAGACTGGACGAATCGTGTGATAATGGCTTATAATAGCGTAACGCCAAGAAACTTACAGTACACCCTTGATAACATTGCTCAAAACAACTGGTTCCGGTATAAAGAAGATGATAATGTCATGGGAAACTATGACGGAAATATCCAGGTTGATGATGCCACGATTGAGTACGAACGTGATGCTATCACTTTGCCTTTCTCCGCCTGCAGTACAAAAGGAGGCGTTGCTTATATTCCTTTGTATTCCTACAACGATAACGGAGAACTACAGTATAATAAAGTCAATCCCCGGATATTATTGCTTGATGGCACGAAGGGAATATTCAAGGGGCTAGAATGGACTACCTTAATTGCAAATAACTATCAGACGTACAAAGGACTAATCAATAATGCAAAGGTAGTGACCGAGTATATCCGTCTTAACAGTATCGAGTTACGGGACTTAGAGATGGATATACCGGTTTATTTGGCTCAATATGGTTGTTATCTGGCTATCATAGAGATAACAACTAAAGAAAACAATATATGCGAGTGTAAACTTTTAAAATTGTAATATCATGGAAGAAAATGTAGAAGAAAAAGTTCGGAGTATTACCGAACAGGCCAATCAAACTAGAAAAATGCTTTTAGAAGAATATTTGGGACATTCCATTTCTATGGAAGAGGCTATAAATATGGAAATACCGGACGAAGCTCTGGATCATCTGGGAGATTTGTAATTTAATGATTTAATATGAAATGATTATGACAGAAAAAGATTTATTAAACAACAGAGAAGCCATGAAATTAGCTTTGGCTTTTGACAAGATGGCTAAAGAGTATAAAACTACTATTCAGAAAGTAGTAGCAGAAGGCAAACGAGTTACAGAATTAATCCAAAACAACCGGATGGAGGCTGTATCAACATTATCAATGATCGAGAATCTGATAAATGAACATGAGACGGATTCCGAAAAACGTAAAAAAATGCTTTCACTCCTGGATAATCTGAATATCAAAGGAGATAGCAAAACTTTCCCAGCCCTTGTTATGGCTTTATTTTTTGCAAGTAACGGAGTATTAACCGAAAAATAGAAAAGAGTTATGAAAAATGAAAATACAGTAGAAAAAGTATTAGAGATAAAAGTTCGATATGATGATGCGATCCGGAACATTGCAAAATACCGGGCGGCTATTGACGATTTGAAGAAAGAAGAGGCAGAGTATAAAAAAGCCTTGAAGGACAAGAAAATATCACAAGAGGAGTATAATGCCAAGCTCGTAGAAACAGAAAAAAAAATGATGCACGCTAAAGACGTGGTTCAGACGCTTACTAAAGATGTTAGAAATAATATAAAGATTGAAAAGGAGCAAACAGGTAGTTTAAAGCAACTCCGGGCACAATTATCCAATCTTACATCAGAGTATGACAGCCTTTCGGAAGTAGAAAGAAAAGCAAGTAGAGGGCAGGAACTTAAAATCAAGATCAACGGTATAACAGATTCACTCAAAGAAGCGGAAGGAGAAACTCAACGTTTCTACCGAAGTGTCGGAAGCTACGAAGAAGCCATAAAAAACGCTCTGGGAATGAATAACTCTTTTGCTGATTCCCTGCTACGTATGGCAGACAATGCCAAAAGCGGTTCCGGTCTTTTCTCCAATCTGAAAACGGAAGCTTCCGCCTTCGGAAATACCCTAACTTCCCTTTTAAAGAATAAAGTATTTTTAGGCATCGCAGGGATAGCGGGTGCTGGCGTTGTCTTTAAATGGTGGTATGATTACAATAAAGGTTTGGTTGAAGCTACAAAGTTAACAAGGCAATTCACTGATAAATCAGGGGATGATTTGAAGGCTTATCGAAGTGAAGTGCAAGCTCTGGCAGACTATTACGGGAAAGATTTTAAAGAAGTGCTTATTTCCGCTAATACGGTATCAAAACAATTTGGTATCACTTCCGAGAAGGCTTTGCAAATAATAAAGGACGGATTTATAGCCGGAGCAGATGCGAATGGCGAATTTCTGGATAGCCTGAAAGAATACCCGGCATATTTCAAAGAGGCTGGAATATCTGCCGATCAGTTTGTAGCCATCATCGCAGAGACCAACAAGCAGGGTATATTCTCCGATAAGGGTATAGATACGATTAAAGAAGCAAATATACGGCTCCGAGAAATGACAGATTCCACTGCCGCAGCATTAGAGGGGATCGGGCTAAATTCGAAGAAAATACAAAGGGAGTTGCAAAGCGGGTCTATTACTACTTTTGAGGTTATGCAACTTGTTTCTGATAAATTGAATGAGCTTCCGGAAAGCTCCGCTGCTGTTGGTACTGCCATTGCTGATATATTTGGCGGGCCGGGAGAAGATGCAGGCTTGAAGTATATTCGGACACTGAAAGATATTTCTACCAATTTGGATGAAGTGAAAGCTAAAGCCGGAGGATTAGGAGAAGTTGAAGAAGATTTAATTAATTCTCAAACCGAATTAACAAAAGAGATTGCTTTGCTGTTTGATGCTACCGGAGGATCATTTGAGAAAATGACCGCCAAAGTAAAGACCTTTGTAAATGACACTTTAACTGATTTAATAAAGACAGTCAGAGGATTGTTTGAGAGCGTAGAAGATATTGCAAAACGTGAAGAAGAGGCAGCAAAGCAATTAGGGGAATCGGTTGCTGCCGAACAGATAAAATCACAATACGATATAATAAAAGAAGCTCAACAAAAATATATCAAACAAGGGGTAACAGAGCAAGAAGCATTGAAAAAAGCAAAAGAGGATCGGCTAAAAGTTCTCAATCTGGCTCTCAAACAGGAGGAAAAATATCTTCAAGAAACCGTTAATATAAACGAGAAATACAATAAAGAACTAAAAGATGCTTCAATTATTAGACAAGGACTAGGTTTAGATCGTACTAATAAAGAAATAAATCAGGATATTAATAAATCATGGAAAGAATATACTAAGCAATTAGCGGCTGTTGAATCTTTGAAGAAACAAATAGAGAGTGTTACAAGCTATGAGCCTACAGGCAAAGCAACGGGGGTTATCACCAGTGCTGCCGATATTGAAGCAAAAAAGAAAGAAATTGCCGAATTGAGGAAAGCAGAAGATGAAGTCTTAAAACTGATAAAAGATAGCCGGAAACGTCAAACGGAAGAGATCGAACTACAGTATTCCCGCCAGATAGAGGATCTTAAAAAGCGTATTAAAACGGAGGAGGATTTGACACCTAAAGCAAAAGAGGCCATCAATAAGCAAATCACTTCATTAGAAGCACAAAAACAGCAGGCACTAAAGAAGCTATCCGATGAAGAATTGCAGAAGGAAATTGCCAACCGCCAGAAGCTTATAGAAATACAACTTGAATCTGTAAAGAAAGGAAGCGAACAGGAATATCAACTGAAGATGCAGCAATTAATTGCGCAACGGGATTTAGACCTTTCTAATACCGAGCTTACCGAACAGATGAAATTTGCCATCCGTGAAAAATATAATAAGAAAATTGATGATCTTGTAAAACAACATGATGCGGACTTACTGAAAAAGCAACAGGATGCAATGAAACTTCGCTATGAAACCGAGATTGCAAAAGTGTACAATGATGAAGCGGAAGTTTATCGTATCAGGTTAAAGCAAAGAAAGGAGGAATTAGATGCCATCCAACAAATGGAAGGGGAAAGTATAGAATCTTTCAATCTTCGTAAGCTGGAGCTTAAAAATGCTTATCTTGATGCAGAAAAAGAGCTAGCAAATAAAGAGATAGAAATAGAGAAGCAAAAAGCAGATGCGATCGGAAGTATTATCGGAGGAATTTCTTCTTTATTGGAGTTGGCCGGAGAAACTAATGAAGAAATGGCACGTGCCGCAAAACTATTAGCGATTGCGGAAGTTGCCATAGCGCAGGGAGTAGCTATTGCAAATGCTGTTAAAACGGCTACTAGTTCAAGTGCAACATGGATAGATATGTTAGTGGCTATTGGAACAGTTGTTGGTGCTGTTACTGCTGTTATGGGAACTGCTATGAAGTCTATTAAGTCCGCCAAGTTTGCAACCGGTGGACTAGTTACCGGACCGGGAACCGGAACGAGTGATAGCATACCGGCACAACTAAGTAACGGAGAATCGGTAATGACAGCAAGAACTACGGAGTTATTCGCTCCAATCCTTTCCTCATTTAACCAAATGGGGGGCGGTGTTCCGATAAACATCACCGCATCAAGTAATCAAACCATGGGAGAGGATATGCTTGCTAGAGCAGTTGCAAAAGGAGTCCAGATGATGCCTAATCCTGTAGTATCTGTAACCGAAATAAACACAGTTGGAAAACGAGTTGAAGTACTTGAAAACCTGGAAAGCTTATAAAATTCCGATTTTTCCGATTCTATAAAAAAAAAGAAAAATGAAAGTATATGAGGTTTTAGCATCAAGCCGCTTTCTACTTGCTACAATGAACAGAAACGGAGTGAGCGCAGATGATATAATGTATCTTGATATGTTCTATGAGTATAGAGATATGCTTGCAGAAGGACGAAAAGAAGCCGAAATCAGGGCTTTTCTTTCAAACAAGTATAAATTATCCGCCTCAACAATAAAAAAGGCTATAAAGCACTTGAATGAAGAATACATTATTTGATATGCTTTCAAAGATTTTTCTTGGGTCATTACGCACGTGTAAAAAAGCCGGAGGAATATTCTCCGGCTTTCGCTTTTAATTGCTACAAAGATTTTTTGGGGGTCATTACACGTGTGTGAGAAATCTAAAATTCGGTTTTTTCGAATGCTATAAAAAAGGCCTTAATTAGTGTTTATAAGTTTATATTTCCCTTTATCGTTCATCCAATAAATAAATTTTATCGAATCATATTTTGCTTCAAATTGCTTAGAGGAAATAGATTTTACCCAAAATTCTACAATAGCTTCCCCATTAGCATTTTTAGTTACATTAGCACTATCATATTCCTGAAATTCAATAAATTCCGGAACGCCTAGACGATTGATTTTTACATCTTTTTTCACCCATTCGTAGCACTCTTTTAAGGCTTTATCTACATCCCCTATATTTTTCTGTGTCTTACTATGCTCAATATATAAATACCCCCAGTAAAGTATAAACCCAATTAATAAAACACCCAGTATTTTAATCAATGTTTTTTTCATGGCTTAAAATTTAAATTATTCTATTTTGATATTGATATTCTTTCCATATTCATCTTGAACATTCATTTCTTTTAGAAG